ACCATGCGCCATCTGGCTCGCCTGTGGTTTCTACGATTCCTATTGCTTCGTGAACGATACGCTTGCCATAGGTTGCACAGCACTCTAAGTATTGCTTGCGCTTAACACCTGTTTCACAAAGCAGATAAGCTTCTGTGCTGGGTGCTTCTTCATTGTCTGCGCAAGATAACCAGCCTTCGCCATCTAACCTCGGTATTAGATTGTTGGCTGTGGCAAATTCCCTTACAGAAGTGTTGGCTGTTTCTAATGTGCCGAACTTGGCAATTTCGGTGACCCCATCTTTGTAAGAAATCACGCTGAATGTTTCTAAAAATTGTTTCATGACTGGTGTGTGGTTTATTGTGCTTTATATTGTTTCTTAATTTCGTTTTTCACTTCTGTGAATGGCTCTAATTCTGTTGCGTAGTAGCCGACTTCTTTAATCATTTTTTGCTGTGCGTAAACCAAGGCGGAGTTCAAGATTTCCATTTGCTCTTGGCTTAAAACGATTGTAATTTGCTTTTCCATGTGTGTGTGTGCTTTGTGTGGTTTAACTGGTTTATTACGCTTGCTCTTGTTCTCTTTGAACGATTTCGGAAATCTGGTCGTATCCGCTGTGGTAACCAATAAACATTTCTTGAATTGCGAGCCTGTGACAATGGTCAACAGCATTAGAAAGAACGCTGGTGCTTGTGCCGTTATGCTGGCAAAGTTTTTCTATTGAAAGCTGTTTGAATTTAGATAGAGCGAAGCATGGATTTTCACCTTTCAAAATAGCGCGCTCTATTGCTAAGAACATATTGGAATAGATTTCCAACTTGCATTGTGAAACAACAGCACTTTCACCCCAGACCATTGCATCTAATAAGTTTACTGCACAGCGCTCTTGGAATTTTAGAATCGTTGTGGCGTGACCTTGCATGTGGCTGTAAATTGTTTGGAAAGTGTGCCTGTAATTGCGATAGATTTTCTCATGACATAGACATGCTGTTGCGACTTTGTCAAGTGTGCTTTGGATTGCTTTGTTGTTTTCCATGGTGTGTGTGTTTTTTATGGTTTAACTTGTTTTTACTTTGCGATTGTTTGGGTTATGATTGCTTTTACCCATGCTTTGCCAAGCACATATTCAAATGAAGAACCTGTGTGTGCTATTAGAATTAAGATTTGCTGTGGTGTTTTACCTTGCTTATCGAATTTCTTTGTTTGCTTAACAGCCAAGTTGATGAAGTCTTGCTTAACTTGGTTTGTGCTGTGTAGTGCGTTTTTCATTTTGTGTGTGTGTTTGTAATTATGGAGCGAAGTTAAAGCTTTTTTTTCATTGTGCAAGTTTTTTTTAATGTTTTTTTTAAGAAATTTCACTTTCTTCAGTTTTTACTGATGGTTTGGAATGAGCTTTTTTTTGGCTTTTTTGGGTGCTGGCCAGCAATTTTCAGTATTTTTGACTGCAATAAACACCACACACAATGCTCACAGGCGAAGCACACGTGCAATCTACTTTAATAAGCTATGTAAAATACCAATATCCCAGCCTACTTTATTGTGCTTCTGCTGGTGGAATGTTTACAACCTATAAACAAGCAAAGAAAATGGTAGCCACAGGTTACGTAAAAGGATTTCCAGACCTGTTGTTCTTAGAACCAACGACAAAATACCATGGACTTTTTATAGAGTTGAAAACAGAGAAAGGAGTTTTGAGTAAAGAGCAGAAGTGGTGGTTACAAGAATTAAGAAAACGTAACTACATTGCAGAAGCATGTTATGGATTTGAGCATGCAAAAAAAGTAATAGACATGTACATGAGTGGAAAGATATAGGAAAGAAATAGCACAGCATTACGAAGCTTGGTTAAACATTGCTTACAATCTAACCAAGAACAAAGAACAAGCTGTTGACCTTGTTCATGAAGTGCTGTTGCAAATCTTTTCCACAGAAGATAAAGAAATTGTGAATATCCGCAATTACGTTTCACACTCTATTTCATTAAGCTGGAAATCACCAAGAAGCGCATATCATTACAAGTACACAAAGGTCCAGCGCTCTTTTGTTGAAATAACAAACCAGCACCAACCAAGTTCAACCATTGATTATTCAAGCAGAGTAATAAACGAGTACTTGGACTTTTGCATTTCGCGACTACCAGAATTTGAAAGAGAAGTTTTTTATCTTTACGCTTTGAATGATTTCAGTTACCAGAAGTTATCAAACGAAACAGGCATACCAAAAAAAGTTTTACAGCGTGCTGTGGCCAGCGCGAAACAAAAGTTAAACCAATCAATAGACCATGATAAGATTCGAAAGCATTATCAATAAAAGAATGGAAACGTGCAAGGCGTGTCCTATCTACAATCACACGTTCAACAGCTGTGGCAAGCCAATCGTACAGAAGTTGCTGAATGTGTTTAACGACCCTATTGAATTGGATGGTGTGGTGTTTCAGCCCTGTGGATGCCACATGCCAACAAAGAGTAGATTCACTTTGTTTGATTGCCCAGCTGGTAGATGGGAACCTGTGGTTGATAAATCTTTGAAGCAAGACTTAATAGAGCTGACACGAATGCTTCGTGGCAAAACAACAGCAACCTTAGATGATAGAAGAAACTTGCAAGCTTTATACAATGAAGCAATGCAAACAAAGATTGACATAACTACGGTAGGCTGTGCGCAATGTGTGAAGAGTGTTTTAGACAGCGTAGAACAGGAATTAAAGGACTTACCAAAGGTGATTGAACCAACAGCACCAACGCCAAGTGAAAGTGAAGATGCAGAAGCGCTAAAAGATTTGATAGCACAAAAAGAAAACTTAGATGCGACAGGCGTTAAACCAAAGCGCAAGCCAAGAAAACCAAAACAAGAAAAATGATAACAGCTATTCTATATTTGATTGTGGCATTCTTGCACATGCTTACTATCTTATCTATGGTAAGCGATTACCAATCACGCATAACAAAAAAAGAACTTGTTGGCATGGCCATCATGTCCTTACTTTTCCCTGTGTTCTGGCTGGTTATGGCATTCTATTGGATAAAAGAATATTTTAAGCGTTAAAGAAAACTTTAACGGCATGTTTACAACTGAATTTTAGATTACTACTTTCTTGGTGCAACTTTGGTTTCTATTCTGGGCGGAGTAATAACATTGGCGGAATAGTTTATCGTGCTACCAAGGGACACACACAAAGCACAGCGATGGCATAAAGGGAAGAGTCGCAAGATGTGTACACGAGTTGGTTATCGTGTTAAAGTAGTTCCCAAGTTTGCTTGCACCAGCGCAGAGCAAATATCCGACAAAGCGAGCAACTCATTCTGTGAATGATAATCGCAAAGGGTTCATGACCACAGGTGGCAAGCCTGTTGGGACTCCTCATGTAATCCTTTAAGCTCACAATCTATTCAATGAATAATAATCATAAAGTATATTTGTAATATGAAAACAATATCTAAGATTGAATATGTGGGTATCAACAAGATTAAACCACATGCACAGAATCCAAGAATCATAAAAGATGGTAAGTTCAAACAACTTGTGAATTCTATTAAAGAATTGCCAGACATGTTAGAGATGCGACCAATTATTGTGAATGAAGATTATGTTATCCTTGGTGGTAACATGCGTTGGAAAGCATGCAAAGAAGCTGGGTTGAAAGAAGTTCCTATTATGATTGCTCGTTGGTCGGAGAAGCAACAGAAGGAATTCACAATCAAAGATAATGTTTCTTTCGGTGAATGGGATTGGGATATGCTGGCCAACCAATGGGAACAAGACAACCTATTAGAATGGGGATTGGACTTTCCACACTTTAACACAGAGCATGAAGTAGAAGCGAAGGGAAGAATGTTGGCAACCTTAGATGAGAAGATGGACACCTACTTGAATGCCAGCATAAAGCAAATCGTTTTGTATTACGAATTCAAAGAGTATGAAGAGGTGCTTAACAAGATAGACAAGATTGCAGAGGAGTTAAACTTGCCAGATAATTCAAGTGTGATTAAACACCTATGTGATAACTATGGAAAGTAATTACATTGTGTGTGTGATATCCACACAAAGAGCGCAGAACGTTCCAGAGATACAGAAGTTCTACCCGAACAGCGAGTTGGTGTTTTTTGTTTCTAAGAACGAAGGCCTATCCTATAAGAAGTTTGGTGCAAAGCACGTAGTAGAATGCGAACGTAATATCAGCACAGCACGTAACGAATCTTTCCTTTATTGCCAGCAAAGAGGTAAGTATTGCGTGCAGACCAGCGATGATATGCGAGGAATAACGATGATAAAGGATGGCAAGAAAACACCTTGCACCACTTATGAAGCAATAGAGGACATGATTGCTAAGATGGAAGAAACAGGCGCGATGATTTGTGGTGTGGCAATTACAGACAACTTGTTGAATTACAAGGTGGATTGGCGAAAAGATAAGCTGATTGTGAACGACCTTATTGTAATTTCACCAAAGAACGAAATCTTGTACGACAAAGGCGCTTTCCTAAAAGAAGATTATGACATGTATGTTATGCAGATGCAAGCTCACAAGATTGTTTTGCGTGCAGATAAATACATGTGCAGATTTCCACACAGGGAAAATAAAGCTGGTGCGAACACATACAGAACGCACGACTTAGAAAAGCAACAGAATGAATACGTTATGCGCAAGCATGAAGGAATAATTGTTTTGCATAGCAGAAGGGAAAACCAAGTGGAAATCAACTACAAGAAACTCTATGCAGATATTTCTTATTCACCTAATCAATAGTTTCAACCTTGGTGGTAGCACCACTTATCTTATACACTTGCACGAGCAATTCAAGTTAAGTGGTTATGACCCAATCGTGTTGAAAGTTGGTAAGCGCAAGCGCACAGATTACTACTATCATGTGCCTGTGCATTACATAACAGAGGGTGAAATAATTCATATCGCAAAAAATAATCGTTGTCTTATTACCTATTGTTTTTGGAAAGATAACGCTACGCTCTGCAAGAAACTCATATCACTTGGCGTGCCTTTGGTTATGCATGACCCAGCTGAATTTCATGAAGAGTGGTTGAAGATTGCAAGAAGTGTGAATAATACCATTGTGATTCGTGAAAAGAACAGAAAAAACTTGGAAGAACTTGGTGTGCAAAGCACATTCATTCAGCATCCTTACGTTCGTGGTGCGCAGAAACAACCAAAGAGCAAGTTCGCAATCAACTTTACAAGAGTAGATTTTAGAAAGCACACAGAAATCGTGTGTGAATATAACGAACAGCACATGCAGAAGATAGAAATTTATGGTGAAGTAAACAGAATGATGGATTTCCATAAGCTACAAAAGAAGCACCCAGCATGGAAAGAAAATTACCATGGCAAGATACCAGAAGTTTTCGGCGAGCAAGTAAAGTTAGTTTCACAATATGAATACGCGATAGACTTAACAGCAATCGCAAGTGATGGTGGCGGAACTCAGTATTGTTTCTTAGAGTCATGGGATGCTGGCTCTTATCTTATCTTAAATAAGCAATGGGACACAGGCCAAGATTCTATTTTGAAAGATGGCGTAAATTGTTTGTTTGTTGCAGATGCCAACGAATTAGCCATGGTGCTAAATGAAAAAAGAAAATATGACTTGCGTGGTGTTTCGGCTATGCTTGATTATCACCACTTTGAAAAAGTAATACCACAATACACAAAGATTTGTGGATAAGATATATCTGTTGCATCTGTGCAATGTTTATACGCTGGCTGGAACAACCTCTTATCTGTTGCACCTATGCCAACAGCTACAACAACTTGGGTATGAACCAATCGTTCTTAAATCTATTCGCGCCAAAGAACGCAAGCCATACTACAATCTGGCTGTGCATTACCTTTCCGATAACGACATTGTTGAAATAGCAAAGCGTAACCACATACTGATTACGAATGCGTATCTTGTTGGTCACCATAATCTTGTTGAAAGCCTGTTGAAATACAGAACGAGTGTGGTTATACACGACCCTTTGGAAGTAACCAGCTACACGAAAAGCATCCTTGCACAATTTCACACCATCATTACCATTCGCGAAAGTGTTTACCAATGGTTGCACCACAGCTTTACACATGTTATTCACATACCACACCCATACAACAGCGCCAATGCAAGCGCCAAGCGTGATAAACTATGCGCATGTATAACGCGATTAGATTATTGCAAGAACATTCCAACAATCTTAAAGGCCACAGATGAATTTCCTATTGACTTTTTTGGGCAGATACAAGATGACTATGCGATAGCAGAGTTAGATACCCAGCACCAAGGTTGGAAAAAGAACTACAAAGGACCTATGCAAGCGCAAATCGGCACAGCGTGTAACATTCTTGCACAATACAAGTACAGCATTGACCTTACCACAATTCCTTTGGATGGTGGTGGCACACAATATTCGTTCTTGGAATCTTGGGATTCTGGTGCAATCTTAATCGTTCACAAGAATTGGTTGCGTAGTGGTGGCACGTTGCAAGATGGTGTGAATTGCTTGGCTGTAAACAATGAACACGACATTAAAGAAATCTTTATACAACAAAAAACTTATGATTTGCAAAGCATGAAAGATTACTTACATTTGCATAGCACACACAAAGTAGGAGTGCGATACATACACACGTTATGCAAGTCATAGAAGTAAAGGCCAATCCAATAAACGCAAAGGAATACAAATCAAGATTTGCTGTTGAAGGCGATGCAGAAATTCTAATCAAAGAAGATACACTTCTGGTTGAAGATGGGCAACCTATTGTCCTTTACAAGAAAATAGATTGGTGCGATACAGAAGAACTGCGACAGGCTTGCCACACAATAAAGTACACAACAGATACTCGCTTGCCTAAAAAGAATCAGCCAGGAATTACGACTCGCTCTGCAATCTTTGGTTACAGGCCAAGAATTCCATTACGCCAAGATTTCTGTAGTGCTACTTCTATGGCATGGGTAAACAGCGAAGAGCACCAAGTGGTTACCAACTTTGCTTCTAAGCTTAGCGACATTTACAAAGAGTACTTCCCCGAAACATTTGCACAGCATGAAGAGAAGATGTCACGTGTGAAAGACGAGTGGCGCATACCGAACTCTGTATTCACAAGCGGAATTATCAACAAAGATAACGTGCTACGCTATCACCATGACACAGGCAATTTTCGTGGAGTGCTTTCTAACATGGTTGCATTCAAAAATGGAATTGTAGGTGGCCGACTTGTTATGCCAGAGTATAACATGAAGTTTGAAATAGGCGACAACACCATAACCATCTTTGATGGCCAAAGTATTATTCATGGCGTAACACCAATAAACAAGTGGAAACCAGATTCATACAGATACACGCTGGTTTACTATTCGTTGGAACAGATGTGGAAATGTGACACAATTAAAGAAGAGGTGTTAAGAATACGCAAGCTTAAATTGGAACGTGAAAAGAAAAGATTAAACCATGGCAAAGAGGAGTGAAGAAACAAAATCCAACACTATAAAAAAAGAGCAGAGCAGAACAGCTGTGCAGAAAGCTTCTATGATTGAAGCGTTGGAAAAATCTTTGGGCGTAGTTACAATGGCATGCAGATTAGTCGGCATAGACAGAAGCACGCATTACCAATGGATGAAAGAAGATAGAGATTACAAACAAAAGTGCGATGACTTAAAAAACGTAGCGCTTGACTTTGCTGAAAGCCAGCTTCACAACAGAATAAAAAGTAACGACACAGGCGCAATCATCTTTTTCTTAAAGACACAGGGCAAAGCCAGAGGGTATATTGAAAAGAGTGAGTTTGAAGTTAAAGACCCAATCACAATCCAGATAAGCTCTAAGATATGAACGATGAAGCGAAAGTGCTGGCACACAAACTACATGCGGATGCCTTAGCTAAATTTAAGATATACATGGGTAGTAATAAACCAGCATTGGAAAAATACTATGCGAATTGTGTTCGCGAGCAAGTGGTTTCTGTGCTTGAAAACATTGCACACGTTTACCCAGCCAACTCAAAGAGCGCAGAGTTTATGCGACTAACAAAATTACACGTGAAACAATTATGAGTAAGGAAATTAAAGTTAAGCTACAAGGCGATTACACAGCTTATAGAGTAGGCCAATACATAGATTACATGGCCAACAGCGGAAACGACTTGAACAGAGTTATGGCCTTAACAGGTTTAGAGCGTGAGCACGCTTGCAAGCTTTCTATTACGCAGATGCAAGATGTAATTGATTTCTTTGAAGCTGTGATAAACAACCCAGTCGGCGCATTCCAACCAAAGTGGAAGCACAAAGGTGCTACGTATGGCTTTGTTCCACACATAGATTCTATTTCCTTTCGTGAATGGTTAGACCTTAATTCATGCATGAAAGATTTTCCCAATAGCTTGGCGCATGTGCTATCTATATTGTACAGGCCTGTGGTTGCAGAGTTGATGGATAGATACGAAATAGAAGAATACGACCCGAAGAAAACAGAAGCACGAGCAAAGGTGTTTCGTGAGTTTCCCTTGCACTACGCGAATGGTTGCATGCTTTTTTTTTCGATTATCAAAAAAAGATTGCTGATAGTTTTCCAAGAGCATTTGGAAGCACAAACAATAGAGCAGATGGAAACAGCGATGCAGATAATGAAACAGGACTTGGAACAGATGAACTGAATTCCAACTATGGCTGGTTTCACACCATAGAAGAACTCGCAGAACGCGATATCACAAAATTCAAATCCATATTAGATACACCAGCTTCAACAATCTTTGCGCACATTTCATATCGCAAGGACTACAAATCTGTGCTTGAACAAGAAAGCAAATTGAATCAGCTCTAATAAATTCTACATACAAGTATGCCAACACTTAACCATACGTACAACGTAATTATCGCACAGCTTGAAAGCTTTGCCACACAGCACCAACAGATAAAGGGATTTTCGCATGGTGACTTGCCATCTTTTGATAGGCTTAAAGAAATGCAATTCATAGCAATGCACGTAACACCAAGAACATTCCAAGTAGACAAAGGTGCAATCACTTACAACTTGGATATTTTCTTTTACGACTTGCCATTAGAAAAACAATTATCACAGGACTACATTAAAGAGGTAATAAGCGACACAACGCAAGTAGCTGTTGACTTGGTTAGCACAATCGCTAACGATGATTTTTTTGGTGATGATGTGCTGGTTGGCTTGCCTGTTACCATAGAACCAATGATGTCGGAATTTCCAGATGTGTTAAGTGGTGTTATGATAGGCCTTGCCATAACAACAGATTTACAGCTTGACTTTTGTTTGGTTCCTTTGCAAGCGCAATCTGTTCCCACGATAAGTGTTTATTCTCAAGTCTTAGATTGGGAATCTTCAAATTATGATAGCTTAGAATTTCTTATTGATGGTAATGGTATTGGTGCTTGTTATGGCTCTGTTCAATATACCATGGAAGATTTTATTCTTATGCTGAATGCCAATCCGCCTGTTACGGAAAACGCATGTTTCTTAGAGTATGGAAATTATTTTGACAATGGCGATGGAAGAGTTAGGTGTGAAATGCCTGTTTCACTTGCAAGCACATTCTGTGGAACAGAAATAACCATGCAAGCATTTCGTGATTGATGGCACAGGAAAGCAAGTATAAAGAATTCCACGCTCTTATAGAAGAGTTTGGGCAAGAAGTTGTAGACAATGCCATGCGCAATCTTGGTGCTTACAGAACAATCAATGGTAAGCGTAGGCGTGCTGTTGCAAGTGGAACGTTGAAAAACTCTTTGGCCTATGCGTATAGCAAAAGAACCAACAAACTTGAATTCTATGCGAAGGGTGAAGCTGGCAACTACGCAGATTTTGTAGAGCAAGGTGTGAACGGCAGAAACCAAAGCCAAGGTTCACCATACACTTTTACGAAACCAGCAATTCCAATTCAAGTAGTTTTAGATTGGATGAAAGTTAAGCGCATCCCGATTAGAGATGTGAATGGAAAAATAATTAAAGCGACAGAAGAAGAAAGGTTGCACGTAGCAAGATTGATAGCGAGGTCTATTGCGAGCAGAGGTTTAACACCTTTGTTCTATTGGCGTGATGCATACAACGACCAAGTTGATATTTTCCAACCGAAGTTTGTAGAAGCTGTGCGCAAGGATATAGAAGTTTACCTTAACGATGTAGTAAAAAAGAATTTAGAAAATACAAATCAACAGCAATGATAACAACAACGATATACGGATTGACAGCTGTGGGCAATACAGAATACACAGGCCTTGTCATGTCACGCAATGATGTAGTGATAACAGCAAGTTCAAGCAATTACGCAGAGCCAAACTTCAAATATATTTTTCAAGTAGAGAATATGGCAACAGGCCAAGTATTGAAATTCTACCAAGAGCAGAATCTAAATAATTGTGCTTCGTTTAACTTGAAAGGCATTATGATGAATTGTATACAGGAAACAATAAACCTATCACCAACCAACGATGTGATTACAACGCCTGTAGAATTACTTACTGATTCAGTATTTACTAATCGTTTGCAAATTCGTGTATTTTCTGGATGGGATATTTCTGGTGTTTTCACAGAAGATAGTGTGTACAAGCGATACGACTTGATGGTGCTTGATGGCGAAGGTGATGATTGCTATATTCCTTTTGGATATGGCGCAAACCAGACAGCTGGTGCGCTTGTTGAAAAGAATGAAAACAGAATGGGATGGAATGCTGGTGGAACTTACAACGTAGATTTGAAAGATGTGCGTTTGACTTTTAGAGATGATGCGAATTGCACTTGGTTCATGGTTCCAAGACGTAGAAGATGGATTGGTGCGCCAACTTACAATGATTGGGAATTGCATTATTCAAGCCATTACAGAAGCTTGGTGTTTGTTGCAGACAATGGAACTTACGTAAGTGATTTTTACCCATACAGAAACATTGGTTATTTTAGAATAAAGTTTTATGATTATGATGGCACACCTATTGGAACAGACTTGGATATTCCATTTATGGTAAACGCTGGTTCGTTGTTCGTTTTGCCAACAGGCTTACAGAATTTAGAAGAGAGTGGATATCTTGCACTTGCTGGAATAACAGATACAACGCTTGTTAAGTTTTGGATAGTAAGTTTTCTTGATGAAGCTGGAACGGCTTCTATATTTGGAACGTATGGTTACTACATTGAAGATGAATGCAAGCACAATGAAATCAGCTTAACATGGTTGAATCGTTTTGGTGGCTTTGAATCTATGGGATTTGTTAAGCGTAACGAACGTAGCATGCAAGCAGACAAGAAACGTGTTATGATGATAGAGGGTAACTATGCCACAGCTACGCCAGAAGATTTCAATATCCCATACACAAGCCGAACAATAAAGGAGAAGGAACCAATAAAGACACAATCCATAACACTTAACACAGGCTGGATAAACGAAGAGGAATTTAGGCGCTTAAAATATCTTATTACCTCACGTTCTGTGTGGATGGAAGATTCTAATTTTGATGGTGGAAAGATTTTGCCTGTCGTTGTTGAAACGAACAACTTCACTTCACGAAGAGAAAGAAACAGCAAGAAGTATAATGTGACTATTGAAGTAAAGCCAGCGTATAGTAAGCGTAGCTTGAATTTGTTTAACACACACAGCGAAGGTAGGTTAGAGCCTTTGGAGTTTGTGCCACCTACACCAGATTGCTATTGGGCGTATGCCACAGGCCACTCTGGTAATTCTGGCCTTGTCCCAACATACAGCGTAATTCCAATTCCAATAACATGCACAGAGGTTGGAAGTCACCATCATATTAATCTTGCTGTGCTATTTGAAGATGATACTCAGTTTGTAAATGGAGAATACTATTGTATAAAATTAGATTGGGATTCAGAGATGCCAACAGAAATCATGAGTAATTTAGATTTGGGAACGATAGAAATAAACGGACCGAACAGCAACGATATCTATTGGACAGGGCAATCATATCCACTAACAACAGGCTGGAATTCTGTGTACATGTCTGGAACAACAACACCATACATAGACGTAAGGCTTCCACATTTTCCAAGTAAAGCAAGGTGGACAGGCGTGCTTACTCTACATATTAAAAGAATTTCCGAGACTTGTCCTTGTGGTGGCTACTAAAAAATAAGACATGAATTACAATACGCAGATTAGAGTCTGGTCGCAAGATGAAAGCCAGCAATACATTTTGAATCTTAAAGATGCAGAGCCTATATCGTTAAACTTTTCTTTCACAGATATAAAGGACTTTGCAACTAAGACGGCATGGTCAAGGCAATTTAGAATACCACTTACAGAAACGAATGCAGAGGTCTTCGGTCACATACATGAAGTAAATGTGGTGCAGTCTAATTTCAACCCAAAGAAAAAACTGCGAGCGCAGATTTTAGTTGAAAGCATTCCAATCATGTCTGGCCACATTCAATTCAAAGGTAGCTACAAGCAACAAGGCCAAGATGTTGAGTATGATATTATTTTCTTTGGTAACGTTCTTGATTTCATGAAGAAGATAGGCGACAAAGAATTCAAAGACACCATTGCACCAGCGCTACAAACAGAATACCCTCTTATTATGAGCGTGGGACAGCTTGGTGCATGGCAAACAGATACAATACAGATTGGTTTAACAGACAGGGGAAACAGATGGGTAGGAATGGTAGACGACAGCACGACAAGAAGTATTTATTCTTGGGACATGCAAGACGTCATAAAGTTTAACGACTTAACACCTTACGTTTCTGCACGCTATATTTTCAACAAGGCGATGGAACTTGCTGGGTGTAAAGTAAACGAAACTGATTCAGTTACAATGCTTACCATGTTGAATAGAATGTTTATTCCATGGACAAGCAAGGCCAACACAATTCAATCTATTGGGAATCCAGAAACAGCAAAATTCAAATTGATTGCTGGTACAATAGGTGCAACGCTTACGAATGCAACTTTCGTTCCTATTACAACGAATGGTGGTGCTATTGTTTATTACTCTTCGTTACCGCCGATAGCCGAAGAATACGATTATGGTAATAACGTGCTTGGCAACGTGTATACAATTCCTTTCAATGGTAGTTACAACATTAAAGCACGCATTACAAGTGAAGTTGATATGGTTGCACCATTGCATGTAGGTTGGACATTGTGTTTCAAAAGATACAATGCCATAACAGGCCAAACAGAATTACTTACACCGAATGGTAGTGGTGCGCAAATGACGTATTTCAATAATGCGTCTGGTAGCATGTTGTTAAATACACCAATTACAGCAGAATCATCTGCGCCTATAGATAGCTGGGATGGGTTGATATTGCTGAACGCTGGCGACACGATAGAGCCTGTTGCATTATACAACTATTTTTGGACACCCGCTTCTGCGCCAACGCTAATACCATGGGGAGGAACGCTTACATTTACTAATGATTGTTATTTCAAATGCGAATATGTTGAAAAACCAGCCTATGGACCAGACACGATAATAGATTGGGTTGCGAATGCGCCAGATAAATTTAAGCTCATTGATTTCATGAAATCTTTGCTCGCTATGTTTAACTTGGTTGTCGTGCCAGATAAGTACAATCCTTCTTTAATTTCATTTATACCAATGATGGAATACCTTGGTGCTGGTACGTATAAGGATTGGACACAGAAAATGAACTTGCTTAAAGACGTTGTGGTTAAGACCATTGCAGATTACCAAGCACTTACAAACACTTGGACATACAAAGAGAGCAACGACTACCTAAACAACTTGTATAAGGTGCAAGGCCAAAGAGTGTATGGTAGATTAGAGTTGATAGACCCAGAAAATGATTTTGCAACAGACGAGAAAAAAACAGAATTACAATTTGCGCCGACTCCTGTTGCGTTGATAGATGGCACAGAGCACCCAATACCAAAGTTCTGGAACGACAAGGGTGAATACGTTGTTCCAATTCCGCGCATTCTATTTCTAACAGAAAACCAAATGAGCGTTCACATGTTAGATGATACGACCAACTTGGTTTACAACGGAATCATGTTACCAATGTTCAGTCACTATTCTGATATTGTGCCAACACTAAATTCTTTTGACTTGAATTTTGGCCAAGAAGTTCCTTTGCACAGCATAACAGCAACACCATTTCAAACGCTGTACAATCTTTATTGGAATGATTATGTGGTGCAACTCTATTCCGCTGAATCAAGAATATTAGAAGCGTTTTTTGATTTGGATTTTTCCGATGTTTTCGATTTCAAGTATAGCGATATTATTTTCATACAAGATTCTTATTGGCGAATTTTGGAAATAAGCGATTACCAGATTGGTGCAACAGAAAGCACAAAGGTTGTATTGATGAAAATTGTAAACGTGAAACCATTGTGCGTAAATAAACCAGATGCGTATATCAACGTAGATGGTAGCGTTCCTTTCTTAGACCCAGATGGTAACCCAACTCTACCGACAGAAGTTTGTTGTGGTGCGTATGGTTACACTTGGTTAGATGGGAAATGCTATGCTGTGATTCGTGATGGTGGTGGTGGCAAGCCAAAGACAGCCAGCACAGATGTGAAGATTGTGCAAACAATAAGCACAGGCGAAAGCAAATCGCAAGTAGGAGTTGTTTCTACGACCACCGAAGTAAAAGCTTTCAACAATAACATGTTTGTAAATGCAACCAACAGCACAATCAATGAGAACAATAGTGGTTCACTTGTGATGGGTGATAACCATAACATAGACCCGAATCTTGGCGCTGTTGTAGTTGCTGGTAGTAATGCTGATGTAAAGAACGTTGGTAGCACCACAGGGGTAGGCGGAGATTATAGAGGTGAATTTCAGTATGGCAAGCTTGGTCTTATAGCAAAGGGAACGCTGAACACAGCACTTTCAACCACAGCTTTACTCGTAGATGGTGTGGATGGTGTTAAGATGCCAGACGATTCTGTTTGGTCTGTTCGCGTTCAACTTACTTTGGCTGTGATTAGTGGTGGCATAACAGAAAAGTTGAGTGGTGAATATGCTTTCAGTTGGGAAAGTGTTGCTGGTTCATGTGCAGAAGTTGGTATGCAAATGATAAGTGAAATATCTGGCACAGGCTTATTCATTACATTCGCAAACTCTTCACCATCAGCTGGTACAATGGCATTGCGATTCTCTGTTGGTGGCGCAAGCGCATACCCTATTGATGTTGCTATTGTTGGCACGTTTAACTATACACAATATTCCTATGTATAACCCGAAGCAAGACATAAAAGAAATTCAAGAAATGCTACGTGCTGGCATAAACAAAGGTTTACCAGATTACAGATTGAGCGTAAACGTGTTTCTTGTTAGAATTATCAATGCGCTGTTGATTTCTACATTACTTTGTACAATCTATTTCCTATTCAAATAACATGGGCATACAAGCAAACATAACGGTAAAGGCAGACACAGGCGAAGCGGAAGTTGCGATTGAAAAACTTGGTGAAGCTTCTGTTGAAACAGCTACTAAGGTTGTTTCATTGAAAGCAGAAATGCGCAAGTTGAAAGAAGAGTTGCAGAAAGTTCCAGAGGGAACAAAGGAATATGAAATCTTATCACAGAAGATTGCAAAGATTAAAGATAAGATAGACGATGCGAACGAAAGCGTGAAACAATTTACAGGCGAACCATTGGAACGCTTGAATTCAAGTTTGAGTTTTACAGCTGGTAAGCTTATGGATTTGGACTTTGGTGGTGCTGTTACAGGCATCAAGGGTATGGCTGGTGCTGTGAAAGATGTTAAGCTTAAAGACATGGCAGAAGGGGTTAAGAATGTGGGTGGTGCTTTCTTGCAACTTGGCAAAGCGCTACTTACAAATCCTCTTTTTCTTATTGCTGGTACGCTTGCTTTAATCGCAATGAACTTTGAAAAAATAATAAAGTTCTTCCCATCGTTAGACAAAGGTTTAACAGGCTTGACAGAAGCAGAAAGAGAGATGGCCAAAGCTTCTAAGGATAGGGCAGATGCCAGCGAGAAGGCTTACCAGAACATAGATAAGCAAAGCAACATTCTAAAAATGCAAGGCAAGAGCGAGCGCGATATTCTTGAAATGAAAATCAAGGCGCTGGGTGTTGCAATACAGGATAGGAAAGCACAGCTTACAATTCAACAAGAGCAAGCAAAGATTCAAGTTGAAACAGCAAGGCGCAATCGTGAAATCTTAGATGGCATTATACAATTCATAACAGCACCATTACAAGTTTTACTTGGTAGTGTTGACATGCTGGGCAAAGCTATTGGAAAAGATTTTGGTTTACGAGAAGGTATGAATGATTTTCTTGGCGATTTGGTTATAGACCCAGACGAACAAGAAAAGAAACTGAATGAAGAAATAAAGAAGAGTCAAGAGGCCTTGCAAACCATGGAGAATGATTATGCTGGCTTACAACTTTCTTTACGTGACATGGATAAAAAAGCTTCTGATGATAAGAAGAAACAAGCGGAAGAGGATGCCAAAGCGCAAAAGGAAATAGACGACAAAGCGCTTAAAGAAAAAGAGGACAAGGCCAAGAAAGAATTTGATTTGTGGAAAGCTGTAAACGATGCAAAGAAACAGAACCAAAATGAATTCTTAGATGCGCTTGAAAAAGAGAATGAAGATTATTACAGAAGCACCTTATCTAAAAAAGACCAAGAAATTCTTGATGTGCAAGATAAGTATTTTCAACTTATAGAACAGGCGAAACAATACAACTACGACACAGAAGAATTAGAAAGGCACAAAGCAGAAGCCATCGCAAAGATTGAAGCGACAGCACGTGCAGAAAAAGATGCGAAGGATAAAGAGCAAGCAGAAAAAGAATTAGCAACAGCGCAAGAGTTACAAGATGCTAAATTTAGAGTCGCACAAACAGCGACACAGGGATTGATGGACTTGGGCGAGTTGTTGGTGCAGACAGGAATAATGAGCGCTGAAAGAGGCTTCAAAGTGCAGAAAGGATTGGCTATTGCAGAAGCAACGATAAGCACCATACAAGGAGTTGTGAATGCCTTAACAGCGAAGTCAACAATACCAGAACCATTCGGCTCTATTGCCAAAGGAATAACAGCTGGTTCTGTTGCGATAGCTGGTGCATTGAATATCGCTAAAATTAAAGCTACCAAGTTCCAGAAAGAAGGTGGTGGTGGTGGTGGTGGTGGTTTGAATTCTGGTGGTGGTGGTGGTGCTGGTGGAAGTGCAAGTGCGCCACAAAGCGCAAGTTCACCAATGTTAGATTTAAGCTTCTTAAACAACGATAAGACAAAGCCACAGCCATTACAAGCGTATGTTGTAAGTTCGCATGTGGAAAGTTCTTTGGAAGCACAAAATAAAATCAACGAACAAATTAGAATAAAGTAATATGAGTGAAGTAAAAGTTATAGATTACACCATTGATGAAACAGGCTTGTATGGTGTTTCGGCTGTGTCTGTTGTAGACAAGCCAGCAATAGAAGTAGATTTCGTTGCACTATCTAAACAACGTAGCAAAGTTTTCCAATCCGTTGAAGATGGAGAGAAACGCATGTTGTATGGACCAGCCTTAATACCAGAACAACTTATCTATCGTGAAGAAAAAGATGGCACGCCATTCTATATTCGCTATGGAAAACAAGTGATTGAAAAAATATCACAAGAGTTCTTGCGCCTTAACAGGCAAAACAACGCTACGTTCATGCACGAGATTTCTGTTGCTGGAGTTACCATTGTTGAAAGTTGGATTGTTGGAAATCCAGATAAGAGCCAGCAATTTGGATTCAACTTGCCAGAAGGCACATGGTTCATTGGAATGAAAATTCACAACGATGAAATCTGGCAGAAAGCAAAAGAGGGTGAAATTAAAGGATTCAGCATAGAGGGTTACTTCTTGAATATGTCGGAATCTTTAATAGAAGAAACCAAGGCCGAGCAAGTGATAGAGGACTTCCTAAAAGAGCTACACGAAGGATAAAAAAATTCCCCGAGCACACACTACTCGGGGAACAGAACAACGCAATAAAAGAAAGCGCTGTAACACACCTTGTCAAACTTGTCCCAAAAGTAAGCATGATTCTACACTACACAAGAAAATTATTTGAAAAAATGAAAACGAATCTAAAAACATTACTTTCAAAGTATGCACCTCAGTTTGAAAAAGCTGGCTTGGTGGTTATGGCGAAAGAAGATGGCACAGCCAAAATTGAAATGATGTCCGAAGCTGTATTGCAAGACGGCACAAAAATCTTTACTAACGAATCCGAGTGGAAAGTTGGTGTAGAAGTATTTGTAATGGATGGCGAGAACAACCCAATTCCTGTTGATAAGGATGGCGAAATGCTATTGGAAGATGGCACGACTATCGTTGTAGCTGGTGGAAAGGTTGCAGAGATTAAAGAAAAGGAAGATGAAGAAATGAGCGCAGTAACAAAAGAAGAATTTGAAGCTGTGATTGGTTCTTTGATTGAGGCCTTCGAAAAAAAGTTTGATGCTTTGCAAAAAGAAAAAGAAAGCTTGTCTGCAAAAGTAACAGAGTTGTCTAAGCAACCAGCTACGCAATCTGTTAGAACGCAAACAGCACAAAGCACACAGGCAAAAGACAACAGCGTACCAGCAAAAGATTGGTCACGCATGACATTGCTTGAAAGAATTCAAAATGGTTTAACTGAAAAATAAAAAAATAAAAAAATGCCTACTACATTTTCACAATCTACCACTTACAGCGGAAAAGTTGCTGGTGGATATATTAGACAAGCATTCTTAGCGAATGATTCGTTGCAACATGTGACGGTTCGCGAGAACGTAGAATACAAAGAAGTTGTCCGCAAGTTAGTGGATGATGTAACTTTTGAAGCACCAACATGTAATTTCACAGACAGCGGAACAATCGCATTGTCCGAAAGGGTTTTGACATTGCAAGAATTTCAAGTAAACAGAAGCGTTTGTAAGCGCGAGTTCTTGGATGATTGGTCACCAAAGAATGTGCAAGACGGAAACATGAATATTGATTTCAACGAAGCGTTGATTCAAAACATGTTGGCTGGAATCGCTGGCCGTAACGAAGTTGTTTTATGGCAAGGTGCTTCAAGCACTACAGAATACAATGGTTTCGCAACTTTGTTTGAAGCTGTTGGTTCTGGTGTGAACATGGTTTCAACCCCTGTTGCAATTACCAAAGCAAACGTGAACGACAAGATTGAATTGTTGATTGATGCTTGTCCTTTGAAAGTTCGCAGAGCAACTGAAAGACCAAAGATTTACGTTGCATCAAACGTAGCAGAAATGTATCGTAGAAAGCAAGCTGATTCTGGTAATGGTTACTTCTTCCAAAGCGGACAGGCAATCAACATGACTTGGATTGGAACTTACGAAATCGTAGAGTGCCCAGGAATGCCAGCTAACATGATGTGTATGGCGCAGAAGTCTAACTTATGGTTTGGAACCAACACTCTAAGCCAATGGAACGAAGTGTTTACTTTGGACATGAAGAAGTTGGATGGTAGCAATAACGTTCGCTACGGCGCGAACTTCTTTGCTGGTGCGCAATTCGGTTTCGGTAACGAAATTTCAGCTTACATCGTTTAAGAAAAATAGGTTTTGTAGGGAGTTGTTTCTAATGGCAACTCTCTACTTTACCATAATACAAAAAGAATATGGCATCAGTATATTGTGGCTTTGAATTAGGATTCGCCTTGCAATGCAAGGATGGGATTGGTGGTATTCGTAAATTGTATCTTGGTTTGTGGAATGATTTTGGGCCGAATGTTGTTGTAGATGCTGGTAATGATGGCGTCTGTACAAGTATTGGTTCAAGACCTATCTACGAATTCGTTTTGCCAAAGCATACAGGCTCTTTTGAAGAGGTTGGCACATACGATATCAACAACGGAACTGGCTTCTATGTGCAAACAATCAACGCAACTTTCCACAAGCTTACACAAGAAAGAGCTTTCTTGTTGCAAGAAATGGCGAAAGCAAGATTGTTGGCTGTTGTTGAAGATAACAACGGAAACTTTTTTGTCTGTGGAATTGTAGATGCTGTTGAAGTAACAGCTATGACTTCTGTAACAGGCACAGCCAAAGGTGATTTGAATGGTTTTACACTTACCTTAACAGGCGAAGAGAAGGCCAAAGCACCTATGTTCCCAGACTTCTTAAATGAAGCGAACATCGTATCGGGAATACTTTAATACTTTTGTAGGCATGATTTACCTACAAGCAAATACACCAGCACAAAGCCTCTTTCTTACATTAAAGGAAGGGGCTTTAATCTTTGGTGACTGCACCAACTACTTGATGAAGATTGTAAACCAAAGCACCTTACAAGAGTTGTTCGTTTTGCCAACGATATATTCCGAGAATGATAGGGTTACGCACTTAGGAATTGGGACAGATATAAACGACCCATTGAATGCAAGTGTAGAAGTCCTTACAACAGGCAGATGGGCATACACAATCTATGGGCAAAATTGTGCAACCAATTTAGAACCAGATAGTGTAAACGTTCTTGGCGTTTATGAAATTGGTTATCTTTACATTTTGAAACAAGGCGAGTTCTACCAAGAACAAGATTTGCCTATACCAACAGACATAGAATACAATGGATAACACACCAAGCACAAACCTAATCAAAAGCCAGCAAGCCAGCTCACAGGCTGTGCAAGTTAAACTATCGGAATACGTTAAGATTTTGCCGATAGAAAAAGAAGATAGAAAAGGCTGGGTGAACTATGGGGAAAACAACTTATACCCAAGTTACTTGATAGAGTTGTACAGGGAAAGTCCTGTGCATGGTGCTCTTGTCAATTCTATTGCGTTCATGGTTGCTGGTAATGGCATTGAAACTTCTGTTGCATCTGTTGAAGAATTTATCAACAATCTTTCGTTAGAAAAGTTGGTGTTTCAATCTGCATTGGATTTGAAAATGCAAGGTGGATTCTATTGGGAAATAATTTATTCTCTTGACAGAACAACGATTAGCGAAGTGAATTACTTACCTTATGAAAATTGCAGATTGGCCAAAACAGGCGATGATGAAATAACAGGCGTTTACTTCTCTCACGATTGGAAAGATATACGCAAGAAACGTAATGCGCCACAATACATACCATTCTTTGACATGGCCAAAGCGCAAGAAGAAACAAAACAAGTTCTTTTCATAGCGATGGAAAATTGTGGTGCAAGTTATTACCCGAAGCCAGATTATATTCAAGCAATAAATTGGGTAGAACTTACAAGGCACATTAGTGAATACCATGTGAATAACATTCTTAACGGAATGTTCCCCAGCTTCATGATTCACTTCATGAATGGTGACCAATCACCAGAAGCGAAAGCGAAAATAAAAGAAGATTGGGAAGAGATGATTAGTGGTGTGCAGAATGCTGGAAAGTTCATTATGACTTTCAATGAAAGCATGGACAGAAAGCCTGTTGTAGACCAATTCCCACTCAGCGATGCAGATAAGCAATACCAATATCTTAGCGATGAGGCCACAAAGCAAATCATGATTGGCCACAGGGTTACTTCGCCTTTGTTGTTTGGCATACGTGACAATGGTGGACTCGGCAGTAATACAGATGAAATGAAGAGTGCGCTTGCAATCTTTAACACCTATGTGATTAAGCCATACCAAGCGATGATTGTTGGTGCGTTAAACACAATCGTAGAAGCTGTTGGCATGCCAGCTGATATTACAATTAAGAAGAAAGATTTGTGGGAAGAGCAAGTTGCTGTTGAAGTTGCAACAGGCGACACCACAGCAACAGCACCAGCGCAAGTTGATGTAGCGACACAGGCCTTGAATGGCGCACAGATTGGTTCTTTGTTAGAGATTATCACGCAAACAACAGCGAACGTTCTAACAATCCCAAGCGCCAAAGCTATCACCAGAGCTTCGTTCCCATTCTTAACAGACCAACAGATAAACGATATCTTTGACAATTTATCTTCTGTTGAAATTCAACCAGAGCAAGTGCTTCAAAGCGCTGAAAAAAAAAAAGTTGATTTAGAAGATGGCTACAAACCAACAGACCAGATGGCGAAAGAAGCCGAACTTGGTTTAGAGTGGCGTAGAGAATACGGAAGAGGTGGTACAGCTGTTGGCGTTGCACGTGCAAGAGATATCAGCAACAAAAAAAATCTTAGCTTAGATACCGTAAAGCGCATGTATTCTTACTTCTCTCGGCACGAAGTTGATAAGAAAGCAACAGGCTGGAACAATGGTGAAGAAGGATTCCCAACAGCTGGCCGAGTAGCATGGCAACTCTGGGGAGGGGATGCTGGCTTTGGCTGGGCAGAGCGTATTGTGAATAGAGAAAAAGAACAACAGCATTCGCACAACGACATGTCCGAAGAGGATGAAGAAAATTGGTTACAGCATTTGAGCACGTGTGGTGAGTTGATAGACACAGAGGAGTGGGAACTTGTTGATATTGAAGTGGTGCAACCAAAAAAGGAAGAAAGATTAGCACAGCTACGCAAGAAAGAAAGTTTGTTTGCGAAATCTTTTGCCAACCCAGACGACAAATCTGTAATGGACAAAGGTATTTTCAAGGTTCGCTATTCTTATTCGCAAAACAAAAGTGAGAACAGCAGAAAGTTCTGCACGAAGATGGTGCAAGCTTCTAAGAGTGGTGTGAAATATCGTTACGAGGACATTGTGAATATGGGTGACTATGGTGTGAATAACCAATTCGCAAAGGCTGGTGAGGATAGTTACTCCATCTGGTTGTGGAAAGGCGGAAAAAATTGCCATCATCGGTGGATTCGTGAGATATACAAGCGTAAAAGAGAGAAAGGAAAGTTCTTACCGAACGATGGCCTTAACAACGATGAATTGATTAGCGCGATTAGGGCTCTTGAAGATGGCTTTACATTCAGCGACTTGCGTTTCGGCTGGGCAAAGGCATCTACACCAACAATAGATTTACAATAAAGAAAAAAGTTATGGCATTACCAATAGAAGTTCTGTTTATTACAGACGAATACATAAAGAAGTACACCAACGTAAACGAAGCTGTTGAACCATCGGTTATCAAGCCTTGTATTTATCTTGCACAAGACAAAGAAATTACGAATTGGCTTGGCACAAAGTTGATGGAAAAAATCAAAGCTGACATCGTTGCTGGCACACTTGCTGGCGACTATGAATATTTGATGGACACATACGTGCGTAAGGCTACATTGTGGTGGACAATGGTTGAACTATATCCATTCTTGCTTTACAAGTTAAACAATGGTAGTGTAGTAACACGTGAAAGCGATAGCGCAAGAACAATCAGCAAGGATGAATTGGAAGCGCTTAGAGATAATGCAAGAGCGAACGCAATTTATTACACATCGCGCATGGTTGATTACCTGTGCATGAATAGTGCTTTGTTCCCAGAGTACACAACGAACTCTTTCCCCGATATTGCACCAGCTATGAACGTGCATGGTGACACGACTATTGTTTTCAGTAACGGATATAAACAAAACAAGCTATCATGGAGTCTAAGAAAAATGCTGGACAACCCAAACGCGAGTATGTAAAGCAAGATGTGTATGCTAAGAAGCTGAAAGAATATTTGGAAAAGAAAAAACTTAACGAACCAAAGAAATGAAACAAGAACACAGCATGGTAATGGATGGTGTTGTTGGCACAATCGCCAGCGTAACGCTTGCCATACCAATGTATCATGAAGAAATAGAATTCATATTGCGCATTCTTAGTGGTGCGTGCTCTATTACCGCTGGTGCTTTCACCATTGTGGCCATGTATAAAAAAATAAAGAAGTATGGAAACAACAATCTTTGAAACGCTGACAGATTATGGTGTGCTTGGAATACTTTGCATTGCGATGGGGTGGATGCTTTACAAGTATTGGCGTAAAGACCAACAAGAAAAGAAAAGATTGATGGACATGCTTGACGATTGCAACGAAAATAAGAACCACCATGAAGATAAGTAAGAAAGGAATTGAACTAATCAAAAAATATGAGGGGTTCTCTAAGATACCTTACGTGTGTCCAGCTGGTGTTCCTACTATTGGTTATGGTAACACTTTCTATAATGATGGTAAGAAAGTTACTATGGCCGATAAACCAATTACTGAAGCGCAAGCGGAACAGCTGTTGGTAGTGCTTGTAGATTCCTTTGCAGATAAAGTAACCAAGTTGCTGAAACAACAGCTTAATGAAAATCAATTCAATGCTGTGGTGTGCTTTGCTTACAATGTAGGCACAGGCGCTCTTGCGAAATCTACTTTGCTGAAAAAGATTAACGCAAATCCAAACGACAAGACAATACGTGACGAGTTCTTGAAGTGGAATAAGGCTGGCGGAAAGGTGTTGAATGGATTGGTGAAACGTAGATTAGAAGAGAGCGACCTTTATTTTACAGCATGACACAAGAACAACTTGATAGAAGAGTGATTGTGTTTATCATGAGCGCATTCGTTATCATGTTCTTGGTAATTGCCACCATGCCACAACCACACACCAAGCCAGAAGTAAGAGTAGACACACTAAGAGTTTACCAACAGCGCATAGATACCCTGTTGTTAAAAGAAACAAAGCTAAAAACAATCTATGAAAAGGATATTGATACTATTTACATTCTTGATTCTGTTGGTGTTTCAAGGGAATACGCAAGAACGCTTAGACACCTTGATAGTCTATCCAAAGCTGGCTTCTTTAACCAGCGTTGAAGAACAAAGATTGGTTGTATTATGTGCAAGGTCGCTATCTTATTGGCATGCCATAGCGGAAAACAATAGGGAAATAATAAGGAATAAAGACATTGTAATAGCTGAACAATATAAACAGCTGGATGAATATTCACATGCGCTTATAGACAAGCAAAAAGAGTTAGAAGTTGCAGAACAAAAGTTGCATAAACGAACAAAGCTGGCCATCGTGACCAGCTCTATTTCTGTTCTTATGTTGGTGCTACTTACTTTGTAGAATAGGCTTTCTCTTCCAAGTAACTTTTTACTTCGTTCCAATATGCTTCATCTTGCCATGTTAGAAATCCTTGGTATCGCACATCGTAGTAAGTGATTATTGTTTCGCATTGCATGATTGCCATGCTTAATGATAGTTCGCGATAATGCTGGGCATCTAATGTCTTATCGCCTTGCATGCGTATTATTCTTAGCGCATCAAAGATTAAAGATTCCCCCATCTCGCTGGGTGTCAGTTTTGTTTTGTTCTTGTTTATCATATTCTGCATTTTTTGATTATCAAATATAGCTGTACACACCAAAGTTCTTTTTCAATTCATAGAATGCTCGCATCATAATTGCATCTGCAATATCTGGTGAATGCGTAAGGTTCTTTTTAGGTGTTACAGCCAGCTTCTTTTCGTTATCTAAATTTGCCCTACGTACCATTTCCAATTCCTTAACGATATCGTTCCTTAACGATGGGTCGTTGTTCTTAAACACAATCTTGTTTTCTGTAATAAGTTCTGCAAGTTTGAAGTAGCAGTCAGCTTTCAAGTTAGCATAGTTTTCACGCACAGCCTTGCTACCATTGATGAATCCTTTGCATGCAAGAAAATCTTTGCAACCTCCCCCGACCCCATCTTCATCCACGAGTACATTGTGCAACCTTACATTGTAGCGTGCAATCCACTCCCTAATTTCGTTCACTATTTGATTGATGGTGCTTGTTTGCATAATCTTAATATCTTGCATGATAAGGCCTTTCCACAAGATAATAATAGTTCTATCACGCCCAGCACGTGCAACATCGCAAGTAATAAACATATCTGCGACTTGCTTCTCTTCTTGCTCGGACACGTTTCTAAAACAGCGCAACAAATCATCGTATTCGTAAAGCCTGTCTTTTGTTTCATCGTAGTCCCAATCACCATGCAACAGCCTTCGTCTATCTATTTCTGGAAGCTTGTTTAACTTTTCAAGATAAGCTTTCGCAAGATGTGGATTATCTGTTGGTAAAGCTTGCAAAAAGAATCTATCTGGCCTTATCATACCTTTGCGCTGGGCATCGTAGAATTCGTGGAAGAGCCATCCTTTATTCGGGTTACAACTCATAAGGCCTTTCGGCACAAGACCAGCGTTGGCATTGTTACAGCCTGTGCAAAGCCACTCTATTTCCTTTCCATCTTCATCGTGTGCTGTTGCCATGCCACTATCCAATCCTTTCTTTGCGCAATACCTACAAAACTTGGTAAGCATAAAGCGTGTACGTGAATCTAATATATCTGCACAGCGCATGGAAATTTCCCCAGCTTCGTCAACAAAGTAATCGGTAATTTCTATCGAACCAAGTTTCTGGAACTCTGCGTCGCTTGGTGAATCTGCTAAGTCCATCAAAATAATTTCGCTTCCATTATAGAACGTAATTACTTGGTCACCACCATGATACTTGTAATGTATTTCTGGTTGTAGGCCATAGCTGGCGAGTAGTTGCCAGAATGTTTTCATTGTTGATAAGCGCAACTTCTTTAAGACAGCACGACCAATCAACCCTCTTGTGCCAGCATATTTCAATCTTCGTTTCAGTTGCCAATCGCAACCAAGCAATGTCTTTCCACTACCAGCACTTCCCCCATACAACAGCTGTTCTATGTCGCTTTGTGCAGATAAGTAGTCCAACGCTTCCTCTTGCTTTGGTGTGTACTCTATCATAACATATTATTACATTCGTATGGTGTAAGTTCTACAAGCGAAACAAACTTCTGTAATTCAAAATTACCATTGTTCTTGTAATGCTTGAATTGGCCTTTCTCTAAAATAAAGCTTACAGGAATATGCCAGCTATCTTTCTCATCTACAAGATGCACATGGTCAAAGAGCTTGGTGTTTTTTAGAATGTAGTAATTGAATCCATAAGACATTGTCTTTTGGTAAAGGTGTCTGTCGCGTGAACGTTTCACGTGCATTACTCTGGCCTGTTTATCAACCACACCAATCAAGCGTTCCTTTGTTTCTGTTGCCATGGCAAATTTAATTTCCACAATATCATCCCAATGGTACGTGATAACTTTTGATAGGTCTTGCTCTATGTTTACTACGTAACGTGTGTGTGGTGCTGGCCTATTCTTTTTACTTGTTTTTTTCATCTTGCAATCGTTGTATTACTTTGTTAAACAGCTGTTCGTTAGATAGCACATGTGCATACACACATGACATGAATATTGTTTTCTTGCTTGGCTTTTCTGTTGTTCTTTTGGCCTGTTTATATTCACGCTCTGCATTTTTTTCAAACGCTTGCCAATCTTGTTCTGTGAAATCGCTATCGTTAAGAACGCCAAGATTGTAAAGCTTGGTTATGACCAGCCTTGAAAATGCTGTGGCGACATGTTGGTGCTTGCTTGCCTTATCACGTTGTAACCATTGCACCCAATCAACTGAACCAGCTTCAAGCGTTCGCTCTGGCCTTGTTTCAACAACTTCTTTTTTCCGCAATTCTAAATTCAACTTGCGTGACCATTCAACATACCTATTCATGCAATCGCATAGGAAAGGAATAGAAAGGAGGTTGTAGCATTGCACACGTTCCCAATGCTTGCCTGTGGCGTTTAAGAATAGAGCGTAATTTAACTCTTCTATTGTGTTGTGTGGGTAACAGCTTTGCACAGCTGTATAAAGTAAGCGTTCTTCCTCTTGCGATGGTATTGCAGAAATGCCATAGGATACGCATGCAAACAAAATTACTTTCTTAAATTCCTGTGGCGTGCATTCTTTCACCTTGTTTGCGCTGGTGCTTACGCTTAGATATTTTTGCTCAACCTCTGTTAAGGAAACTTTGTATTTCGCTGACAGGGATTCTTCCCATTTTTTCAGTTCCATTGTTTGCTGGTTTATTGGTTAGATATTTCTTTGTGTCCCATGCGCTAATCATTGCTCTTTTCCAATCTTTCATTTTGCGCTTGCCATACATCCACCCTGTGTTTTCATAGTGCGATATAAACTTTTCAGCAAAATTAAGAGCGCATTCTGTATCTGCCTGTGGTTCTCTTTGCATGTAATAGTCTGCGACTTGTTGTAAGCTTGGTGCAACAAACTTCTGCGATGGCTGTTGGCGTTCTTCAAGCTGTGCTAACTTCTGTTTCAGCTGTTGCACTTCCTGTTGTAAGCAATCCAGCATTTCCATGATGTAAGTTATCTGTTCCATTTTTTGTGTGTGTTTTTTTATAGGGTTCGTAGCCAGCATGTTCAAGCATCTGCACCACATTCATCACAAGTGCGTTGTATGTGGCATCTACTTCTATCAACTGATTGTGTGTCTTTATTGCGTGCAAGATTGTTGCATGGTCTTTTTCAAACATTCTTGCAACAGCTGATTTGTTAAGTGCGCTACCAGAATAGCATAGCACCATTGCGACTCTGCGTGCATCTGTTATTCTACGTAAGCGCCTTGCACCCAGCAATTCTTCACGAGTGACTTGAAACACTTCTTCAACAAAGGAAAATACAGCGTGAAGATATTTGCTTTGCACACCTTTATTACCCAGCTGTGCGTATTCATCTATCAAGTCAATGATAAATTGTGGCTCTAAGCAAGAGTAGATTACCACTTCTTTAAGCAAGCTTCTTGCTTCTGTAGTGTTGCAATAGGTTAGAATCTTATGGATTGTTTGCTGGCTTACCATACTTTTCTTTTAAAGATTGTTCAACTTCTTTTTCCCAGACAATGCATTCAACAACGTATTTAAGTGAATCGCCTGTAAGTGTGGCAAGTTGCATCGCATGGCCAATAGATAGTTCCTTTGGGTTACGTAAGTAGCGAAGAGCTGTGGGGAATGACATATTCATCCCCCTTGCGAACTCTTTTGTGCTACTGAACTTGTTCTTAATATAGATTTGGAATAGGTTCATAGCTTGTTTTTTTAGAATGGTAAATCATCTTGTTGATTGTGCATGGTGTTTACCATATCTTCTTTGAAGTTACCTACTATACCAGATGGCTTCACACCAGCGTTGGTCTTGTTTGTTTCTATTGCTGTTTCTGTTGCGTTCGCACCATGGCAAATGAACTTCTCGAACTCTTGCGCAACTACGAATACATTCAGCATGTCCAAGTCTTGCTGGGCGATGCACAGGTTTACAGCGTTGGTAAGTGCGTTCATCCTTGCAATGCGATTACTTTCCTCTGGTGATTTTCCCCATTGCTTTGGCTGTGGTGTTTCAGCTGTGGCTTGCGTAGTGCCTTGCGCACTTTGGTCATCTGCTTCGGCAATGAATTTAATGGTCGGGTTCTTGGGTGTGCCACCAACTTCATATTGAAAAGTTTTCCCAACGATAAACTTGGTCTTTTCTGTTTTGTGATAGTTGTTACCAGAGTCACCATTTTCAAACTCTACTTCTGTGATGTTCATGTCCTTGAACGTTCCGCTGGACTGAGTCCATTTTACTTTGCTTGTTTTCATAATTTATTGATTTTGATTATTTGCTTAATGAAACTTCTATTGTGGTGGTGCTTGTTTTAAGCGCTGGCCTTAGGTCGTGTACCTCGCCTGTGTCTTGGTTTACAAATGTCGTTGGCTTGGTTATGGTTTTCAACATTGCTTCCAAGTCCTTTCTTTGCTGTGCTATGCCATCTTCCTTTTCCTTTATGGTGTTCCACAGCGGATTGTGATTATACGTGTATTTTGTGCCAGCTTCTTTCAGCTTTAATGTAACACCATGCATTACAACGCCTGTCTTAGCTTCGTTGCCATAACGAGCAATTTCATCAACAGATAATTCGCGTGCTGTGGATTTGAGCTTGTCAATAACTTGCGACAAGAATTCTAATTGTGCCAGCGCTTCAAGTACATTCACATGGCCATCTTTCAAGGTGTCTGTGTAATGTGCAACGATTGTTGAAACACGTTCCTTAGATAGTTTACCGACATTGTAATTCAAGAGTAACTCTTGCGTAAAATTGTTTTCCATTTTTGCGTGTGTTTATTGTAAGTGATTGTTTGTAAAGTAATGATTGGCTGTGGTGTAGAAAGGCTGTGCGCCATTCGTGTAACGTGTGCCATCTGTAAATCCCCATCGGTATGCCTGTTCAATCTGTTGGCGCTCTATTTCCAAGAGTTCCAGCATGCTTGCGTATAGCGTTGGTAAATCTTTGTCTGGCTTGCCTATTTCATCTCTAATGAGTTGTAAGGCCTTGTTGATTGCTGTTCGTTCCATGTGCTTTGTTTTTTTATGGTTTAACTTTTGAATTTCAAAGTGTATGTGCTGTGCTGTGTCTTGCCATGTGTATTCTTTTGCTGGCGAATAAGAACTTTGCACGCAAATGAATTTAGAATTGGCTGGCCTGTTCATCTTGCTTTGTTCTATGTGTGTAATATTGCTGTGCGTCTAACATTGTAAGTAGTTCTTGCGCTTTGCCTGTGCGCTTTGCACGTTCTACGTAATAAACTATGCTCGGCCAATCTTCTTTGTTTATAGATTCTAACAAGCTGTGCAAGTCCACCCATTGTGCTATGGACATTAGAATGGCAATAGGTTTCAGTTCTATTTCTTTACCACTCTTTTGGATGGTGTTACTCAAAATTACTTTTAACTCTTTCATGTGTGTATGTGTTTTTAGATTAAACCATTGTCTGCGAAGCTGTAAAACGAATCTGTTGTAACGATTATGTGGTCTAACAACTTTATGTCCAACAGCTTGCCAGCGTTCTTTACTTTATCTGTAACTTTCTCATCCTCTGTGCTTGGCTGGGTGTTACCGCTCGGGTGATTGTGCATGAGAATGAATGAATGTGCGCAAGATTTAAGAGCGATAGTGAAGATAACTTTCGGGTCAACAATAACACCAGCCATACCACCAGATGCGACCTTAAAATAGCCGATAACATGCTGACTCCTTGAAAGGCAAAGCATAACCATTTCTTCTGTCCACGATATTGTGTCTTGGTTGAAAATGTGCTTGGCAAGTGCGTAGGCATCTTGTGAGTTACTTATCTTGTGTTGCGCTGTGCCTTTACCATCTATGGTAACAGACACTTTAATTTCTGGTAGCTGTATCATCTGTTTTCAAAGATTTGTTCTTCTATTGATTTCACTACGCTGGGTGCATGCCACAGCACGAATTCAGTAACGTCTGTTTCGCCTATGAAAATGTTCGTTATCTCTAATTCACAGCTCGGTGGTAAACCATGGCCATCACTATCGTATAAGTAACCACCATCGTATTCTAAAACGTATTCCACAAGCAAGACAACGTCTGCGATTTCTACTTCTATTGTACTCATTCTTATTTCTTTTGGGCTCATTATTCTGTGATATTGTTTGCGTTATCAAAATCATGCTCTAAGGCTTCTTCGTAGCTGTCGTAGAATGTTTCTTCACCATCCATAAAGTTCACCACCAAGTAATCAACGCCACGACCCAGCATGCTACAGATTGTAACGCCATTGTCCAAGGCGATGTAAACGTAACCAGAGTTTGGGTTGAAGCCGACTTCCATAATAAATTCACCAGCGCAATAATCTGCGTAGGCTTGAAAGCAAGCTGAAAGGCCTTGCGCTTCGCAACTTGCGATGCTGTCTTTTAGGCCGTGAATAGCAATGTAATTTTCCATTGTGTGTGTGTTTATATGGTTTGTAATTAAAGTTCGTTTTTTAGAGCTCAAAATAAAGAATTTCGATAATCTCTGCATGTGTGTCTGCGCACATGTCACGCATTAAAGACCATGCGCCATCTGGCTCGCCTGTGGTTTCTACGATTCCTATTGCTTCGTGAACGATACGCTTGCCATAGGTTGCACAGCACTCTAAGTATTGCTTGCGCTTAACACCTGTTTCACAAAGCAGATA